GGATAAAAATAATCACTGGTGGCTGGCCGGCGGAATGGTAACTGGGATAGGAGTAACCTTGGGGGTGTTATTTGCATCCAAGGAGATTCAAAACTAATGGCGAAACCAAAGAAAGATTTAAACTATATTGCGAATGTTGAAAAGGCAATATCAGAGAAATATGGCGCCGAAACGGTACAAAACCCAAAAAACTTATGGTCCAAAGAAAAAGAAGAGCAATATTTGGTGCAAATAAAAAAACTCCAAGAAAAGACAGACAGATTACAGCAAAAAATCGAGAAGGTTGAATTAAGTAGCTTTTTAATATCCAAAAAGCTACTTAATAAGGATAGCAATCGTACCTGCTCTGTGTGTAACACATACTCTTTTGATAGTAAAGACGATGTTTATACAAATAAATTCGATTGTTGTTTCAAGTGTTATATTCAGTATGTTGAAGACAGAGAAGAAAGGTGGCTAAAAGGTTGGCGCCCAGGAGATAAGAATGACTCGTAAGATAAACGAATACAGTGAAGAGATTCCAGTTCCACGCGAACAAAGAGCGGCAAAAAGCCCAGAACAAGAAGCACAAGACAAGAGAGGCGAAATGGTCGATCTACTTAAGAGTATGTCTAACGCACTCGATGCGCTGGTGTATTATGCAACACCAAGCCGCGGCATTGCCAAGCCCGGAATCGAAAAATCAATTGGTTCCTCTTTGACTCAATTGGGCGGGATGTCAGAGACCCAAATTAAAGGTTCAGAGCTTAAACAAATCGTTTCAGAAGAACTATCAAAACTATTAAACGAACAGGGAAACCCTGCTTATCTTAGCACTCCGGGAAACCCTGTAGATCGGGACGGAGACGGATATCCAGATCATTATGACACCCGCGGCGCCGGAGTTACTTTTCCTGGCGACGGTAGTGGTAAATATAACCCTAAAAAAGCTATGCGCGCCCAGCACCGCAAATACAAGGACATTCCCTTGCCGCCTCTTTCGGCTACTCCAAATGAGGAAGATCCTCTATTTGTTTCAGACACTCCAACACCGCCGGCCGGCCCAACACCCGGCCCAATTACTCCTGCACCAGATCTTGGAGACGCATCTGTTGCACCACCGGCCGTACCACCAACCGAGGCTCCTTTAGAAGATTCTCCTGTTGCGAATGCATTCCGCCAACAGTTAGCGCTCGATAATTCAGATCCTAGCTGGTCTGCATATATAGGAAGCAAAAAAGAGCAGGAGTCTGGAGCAAAAGGCGCCGCAGCAGAAAATACACGCACTGGGGCTTATGGATTATTTCAGATAATGAAGCCTAATTGGGAACCGTGGCGCAAAGAGACGGAGCGAAAGTACGGCTTACCAGAAGGATCCTTAGCAGACCGTAAAGACGCACAAAACCAATATCTCGTTTCGCGAGCTAAAATGCAAGATTACTATGATGAGTTTGTTCAATACGGAGATGACTCTCCAACAGGTAGCGTGTGGGGCGATGTCGCCGCAGCATGGTATACAGGAGGTTCCCGTGTTCGCCGTGCACATAGAGCTAAAAAGGCAACAAACACAGGTCAAGAGCCGTCAAGGGCCGATGCCCGCACCCTAGCGTGGTTACAGAAAATGGGCAAGGGTGACGGAATTGAGAAGGGCGTGGGCAAGGGCGAACCATGGGTAGGCCAGTATGTTGACGATGTTGTTAGAAGGATGGAAAAAGTTGGCGGTGACTCCTCTATGTTAGCCAGTAGTTCAATGCTCGTTCCCGATCACGAAGCGACCATAGTAGATCAACCCTTTGTTGGCCCCGGCGAAGCAGAGCCGCCCCGGATGATACATGTCCCGGGCCGCGGCTTTGTGGCTGCTGATGATTTAGAGACTGAAAAGGCAGCGGAGGAGATTCAGTTCCAACCCGCTCTCGCCGATGCGTCCGGCGCAGATTTTGTTCAACCCACAGATCCTGACACTGTCGCCCCCATGGAACAAGAACGGATTGACCAGTTGGTCGCTCTTGGGATGCTTGACGATGAGGACACCACAGTTGCCGATGCCGATTATGGGAGTGACGACCCGCCCGAATATGTTGGAACCCCTCCGCCTCCGGAGGAGCCCGCCGACACTCGCTGGAAGGACGCAGACACTCAAGACGCTCTCGCGTCGACCCCGGATACAGATACAGATCGCCGCGGCTCAGCGGGAGGTTGGTGCGCTGAAGGAGAAATACAGATTCAGGGCCAATGTGTCAATATAGCGCAAATGCTCAGCGGCTTGGCCGAGAACAAACAAAATTTAAAAGAATTGGTTAAAGAAGAGATTAAACAACTAATTATAAGCAAGAACTTAGATCTTAAAGGAAACAAATAAATGGCCGAATCAAATACAATAGATATCGTTCGAGGAATTGCCCAAGCCGCGGCCAACTCCTATGACGGCGCACATGATGAAAAATATTCATTCGATGGCGAGGCTCACAAAGTTGGGCTAAAAAGAGAAGAGGGCGACCCGATTATCGATTCTCGCATTATGGACGGGTTCAGCATCAAATTCCACGGACCTCAACTCTGTATCCATTATCACGGCGAAATCAAAATTAAAGATGTGCACGACAGCAAGTTTGAATCTGAAATTGAAAGCATGATTAATGATATCGCAAAATTTCTCAAAAAAGAATATAAGAAAGTAACTAGCAAGTCTCTCACTCTCACTCCGGAAGGAGAAGTTTTCGTTGATGTGCAAAGCACTTCTCGCATTCGCGCCTGGGTGCAGGCCTATAGATATTATAAGATAGGCGGCCTGTCCGATGTGACCCCGGTAGGCGAGGAAAGTGAAGAAAGATTGGACGCCTCTATTAAAAAGTTTTTAGCCATCGGGAAAGACACCTATCCCGGCGCTAAAAAGCCTAAAAATGTAACAAGGAAAGGAGATTAATAATGGTACTAGAAAAATTACAAGAAATACTCAGCGAGCTTTCCCTAGCTGTGCGAGACGCAGAAAAGTTTGACGCAGGCAACGCCTCCGCGGGCCGTAGAGTGCGCAGTTCAGCTATGGCCGCCATCAAGGAACTTAAAGGCTTGAGGTCCGAAGTGATGTCCGAGCTTCACGAAAGAAAGGGTTCGTAGCAAAGGGGTTAACATGACCTACCAACTTTCTAAGCAAGAGGTCTTGAAAGAGATTCTAAAGTGCGGTAAAAATTCAAATTACTTTTTAAATAATTACGCCAGAATCTCCCACCCACAAGAGGGCCTGATACCCTTTCGAACTTATGATTTTCAAGCGGAGCTTCTAGAGAGCTACGAAGCACATCGCTTTAATGTTATATTAAAGGCCCGGCAGCTAGGAATCTCGACGATCACCGCCGGTTATGTTGCCTGGCTGATGATGTTCAACCGAGACAAGAATATTCTTGTTGTGGCTACGAAATTCAGTACCGCATCAAACTTGGTAAAAAAGGTTAAGGCAATTATAAAAAGATTGCCGCTATGGCTATCAATTGCCGAGATTTCAATTGATAATAGGACTTCTTTCGAGCTTTCAAACGGTTCACAAATTAAAGCTTCTTCAACTTCTGGAGATGCGGGGCGTTCTGAGGCCCTTTCTTTGTTAGTTATCGATGAGGCCGCCCATGTTGAAGGATTAGAAGAACTGTGGGCAGGTCTATATCCGACGCTATCTACCGGCGGCCGCTGCATAGCGCTTTCTACTCCAAACGGCGTCGGGAATTGGTTTCATAAAGTGTATACAGAGGCAGAGCTTGGGGAAAACGAATTTAATACGACTTCACTATCTTGGGATGTACATCCAGATAGAGATCTTTCTTGGTTCCGGAGAGAGACTAAGAACATGTCCTCCCGAGAGGTTGCCCAAGAGCTAGAATGCAACTTTAACACTTCTGGAGAAACAGTTATACACCCAGAAGACATCGCCTGGCTAGCCACTACCACAAAAGAGCCCTTATACAGAACCGGCTTTGATAGAAACTTTTGGATGTGGGAAAAGTACAATCCCGAGAACACCTATTTGTTGGTTGCCGATGTCGCCCGCGGCGATGGCGCGGATAACTCAACATTTCATATTTTTAAATTAGAGACCATGGAAGTAGTAGCAGAATATCAAGGGAAGCCAAGCTTAGATCAATATTCCACTATACTTTACCAGGCCGGCTCCGAATTCGGAAAATGCTTATTGGTTGTGGAGAATGTCGGAGTAGGGATATCTGTACTTGAAAAACTAATAGACCTAGAGTACTCGAATTTATACTTTTCAGTTAAAAGTTCCCATGAATTTGTTGAACAATATCAGGCAGAATCAATGTCTAACTCCGTCCCGGGATTTACAACCTCTACGAAGACAAGACCAATTATTGTGGCTAAGCTCGAAGAATTCATAAGAAATAAACTAATTACTATATATTCTCAGAGGACTTTTAAGGAAATAACTACATTTATTTGGTATAATGGCAAGCCGCAGGCAATGCGCGGGTACAACGATGATCTAATCTTGGCCCTGGCAATTGGCTGTTGGGTCAGAGATACTGCTTTACAAGTTAACAAAAGAGATGTAGAATATAAGAAAGCTTTAATCGATTCAATCTTTGTTACAAATACCAAGCTAAACACCACAATCAAAGGAATGCATGGTTACAAAAGCGCAGATGACTTAGATAGGTTTGACAAAGCAAAGAAAGAACATGAAGAATATAAATGGCTTTACAAGGGTTAAATAATGGCAAGAAGAACATCAGTAAAAAATCGTAGAAACAACAATCCAAGAAATCAGGAATCGGAACTTTTTAAGAGGTTAACCAGACTTTTTTCTGGACCGATTGTAAACTATAGAACACAGAACATCCGTCGATATCGCCGTCGACATCTAGATAAGTTTAAATTTAAGTCGGCCAGCGGCAAGCAATTCAAAAAGAGTGATAATAACCCTTTTGCTGCGTTAGAAGCCGACTTGATGGCAAACCAGAACCGGCAACACCGGTATTCTGATTTTGATCAAATGGAGTATACACCCGAAATCGCTTCGGCTATGGACATTTATGCAGACGAAATGACCACTTCCAGTGCTCTCAGCAGTATGCTAAGCGTGTCATGTCCCAACGAAGAAATAAAGGTTATTTTATATAATTTGTTTACCAACATCATGAATCTAGAACACAACTTATTTGGTTGGTGCCGAACTATGTGTAAATATGGTGATTTTTTCTTGTATTTAGACCTCGATGAAGAAACCGGAGTCAAATCCGCTATTGGACTGCCTCCAAACGAGGTAGAGAGGCTTGAAGGCGAAGACGAGGACAACCCAAACTATGTTCAGTTTCAGTGGAACTCCGGCGGCTTAACTTTTGAAAACTGGCAGGTTGCACATTTCCGAATTTTAGGCAACGACAAATATGCGCCGTATGGTACCTCTATTTTGGAGGCCGCCAGAAGAATTTGGAGGCAATTAACAATGCTTGAGGATGCTGTAATGGCATACCGTATTGTCCGATCCCCGGAACGCCGTGTATTTTATATTGATGTAGGCGCGATCCCACCCGAAGATGTAGAACAGTATATGCAAAAAGTGATGACTCAAATGAAACGGAATCAGGTCATCGATCCGGACACGGGCCGTGTAGATCTTCGTTATAATCCTATGAGCGTGGAAGAAGACTATTTCATTCCTGTTCGGGGAGGTACCTCATCAAAGGTTGAGAATCTTCCCGGAGGTGCTTATACGGGAGATATCGATGATGTTAAATATTTAAGGGATAAGCTATTTTCCGCACTGAAGATCCCCCCATCGTATTTGTCTTCGACCGACGACGGCGGAGAAGACAAAACAACCTTGGCACAAAAGGACATAAGGTTTGCTAGAACGGTCCAACGCCTACAACGAGTGCTTATATCTGAACTAGAAAAAGTTGGGATTATTCACTTATATACATTAGGCTACCGCGGCGATGACCTGCTGAGCTTTAAATTATTCTTGCAAAATCCTTCGAAGATCGCGGAACTTCAAGAATTAGAACATTGGAAAACAAAATTTGATGTCGCCGCCTCAGCCACAGAAGGGTTCTTTAGTCGCAGATGGATTGCAGAGCACTTGTTCAACATGGACGACGAAGAGTTCGTGCGGAATCAAAGAGAAATGTTCTACGATAAGAAGTTTGAAGCCATGCTGGAAGTTGAAGCAGAGGCAGTTATACAAGCCGGTTCGGTCGCAGCAGAGGCTGGCGCAATGGACATAGCCGAAGAAGAAGGCCTTGTCCCTCCCGGCGGCCCCGAAGGAGAGGAGGGTCTTGAAGACGAAGAACCGCTGCCGGAGGAAGGCGCCGAAGAAGATATGCTTCTTGCCGAGCCTGGCCACCGAGACGATGAAGTCAAACTTACACACAAATATACAGTCAAGAGGCCCCCGGCCCCCGGACACAGAGACGACGCGACTACCACACCGAGATCTAAAGGAAAGCTATATAACCCCGTAATAAACGATAAGCGAACTGGCATACGCACTAACATGATGGCTCTAGGCGGCGTGCCAAACGGAGGCTACGGCCCGGGCCACCGCGCC